ATGCTCACCGTTAAGCAGATTGAAGCAGCAAAGCCGAAAGAAAAACCATACCGCCTTCTCGATGGTAATGGCCTGTACCTTTATGTCCCTGTGTCAGGGAAAAAGGTATGGCAGCTTCGCTACAAGATTAACGGTAAGGAGAAAATCCTGACCGTCGGAAAATATCCGCTTATGACTTTGCAAGAGGCAAGGGATAAAGCATGGACTGCGAGGAAAGACATCTCGGCTGGCATCGATCCGGTAAAGGCGAAAAAGGCTTCATCTAACAACAATTCCTTTAGTGCGATTTACAAGGAATGGTACGAGCACAAGAAGCAAGTCTGGTCAGTAGGCTATGCAACTGAACTTGCCAAAATGTTTGATGACGACATTTTACCCATCATCGGCGGTCTTGAGATTCAGGATATTGAGCCGATGCAACTGTTGGAAGTAATCCGCAGATTTGAAGATCGCGGTGCAATGGAGCGAGCCAACAAAGCACGCAGAAGATGCGGCGAGGTTTTCCGTTACGCTATTGTCACCGGAAGGGCTAAATATAACCCGGCACCTGACCTTGCTGACGCCATGAAGGGATACCGCAAGAAGAACTTCCCGTTTCTTCCTGCAGGCCAGATCCCGGCATTCAACAAAGCACTGGCAACATTTTCAGGAAGTATCGTATCGCTCATTGCAACCAAAGTTTTACGCTACACAGCCCTCAGAACAAAAGAGCTTCGTTCCATGCTATGGAAGAACGTCGATTTTGAAAACAGGATTATCACTATCGACGCCAGTGTGATGAAGGGACGCAAAATTCATGTGGTTCCTATGTCAGACCAGGTAGTTGAACTTCTCACTACGCTAAGCTCAATCACCAAACCAGTCTCAGAGTTTGTTTTTGCCGGGCGCAACGATAAGAAGAAGCCAATCTGCGAGAACGCGGTATTGCTTGTGATCAAACAAATCGGCTATGAGGGTCTGGAAAGCGGTCACGGATTCAGGCATGAATTCAGCACGATTATGAACGAGAACGAATGGCCTGCTGATGCTATTGAAGTGCAACTGGCACATGCCAACGGCGGATCTGTGCGCGGTATTTACAACCATGCGCAGTATCTCGATAAGCGCAGAGAAATGATGCAGTGGTGGGCGGACTGGATTGATGAAAAAGTGGAGTGATCCGCCTTAGCCACTATCGAAGAGCGCAAAGCCTTGCGATACAGTGCAAAGCTTTGTGTTCCTCAGTTTTGTCTCATCAACCACAGCAAGTCATCGATCGATTGAGACTTGGATGATAGACTTCATGCCTTTCAGAACTCATTGATTACATAAATGTTAAAGCTATTTGCAAAGTACACCTCGATTGGTGTGCTGAACACACTGATACACTGGGTGGTTTTTGGTGTATGTATCTATGCCGCGCATACCAATCAGGCTCTGGCAAACTTCGCAGGTTTTGTTGTGGCTGTGAGTTTTAGCTTCTTCGCGAATGCAAAATTCACATTCAAAGCATCAACTACAACGATGCGTTACATGTTATATGTCGGGTTCATGGGAACACTGAGTGCAACTGTTGGATGGGCTGCTGATAGATGTTCACTTCCTCCAATTGTAACTCTCGTCACTTTCTCCGCCATCAGCTTGGTGTGCGGTTTCGTCTATTCAAAGTTCATTGTCTTTAGGGATGCGAAATGAAGATATCTCTGGTCGTTCCTGTCTTCAATGAAGAAGAAGCGATACCAATTTTCTATAAAACGGTACGTGAATTCGAAGAGTTGAAGCCATATGAAGTTGAAATTGTTTTTATAAATGATGGTAGCAAAGACGCTACGGAGTCAATAATTAACGCTCTGTCCGTTTCAGATCCTCTAGTTGTTCCGCTGTCATTTACACGAAACTTTGGTAAAGAACCAGCATTGTTTGCAGGGTTAGACCATGCAACAGGTGATGCCGTTATTCCTATTGATGTTGACCTGCAAGACCCGATTGAGGTCATTCCTCATCTGATTGAAAAGTGGCTAGCAGGTGCTGACATGGTGCTTGCTAAACGATCTGACCGCTCAACTGATGGCAGACTGAAGAGGAAAACCGCCGAGTGGTTCTATAAGCTGCATAACAAAATCAGCAACCCGCAGATCGAGGAAAATGTTGGAGATTTCAGGCTAATGTCTCGCGAGGTGGTCGAAAACATCAAACTCATGCCTGAACGCAACCTGTTCATGAAAGGAGTATTGAGCTGGGTTGGTGGGAGTACAGATGTTGTTGAATATGCTCGCGCTGAGCGTGTTGCTGGCAGCACTAAGTTTAATGGCTGGAAGCTCTGGAACCTGGCGCTTGAAGGGATTACCAGCTTCTCAACATTTCCGTTACGCATGTGGACGTACATTGGCCTGTTCGTTGCAGGCCTGGCTTTCCTGTACGGTGCCTGGATGATCATTGATACGCTTGCATTCGGGAATCCTGTGCGCGGTTATCCATCATTGCTGGTATCAATACTTTTTCTCGGTGGTGTGCAGCTCATTGGTATCGGAGTTTTGGGCGAGTACATTGGCCGGATTTATACCGAAGTTAAACAGAGACCTCGCTACTTGTTAAAAGAGAAATAAAATGGCTGAAAGAATAAGGTATGTATTCCTTGCAATTTTTTGTGCATTACTGTGCAAGGAGTCAATTGACATATGGATGATGAATAATGGCGACTTCGATAGGGCCATAACACCTTTCATGAATGGGATCAGACAGTTCTCACATGATGGCACATTACTTTATACCCTGAAGGAAAATTTCAGTTCAATTGTGAACTATGAGTATAAAAGCTCATTTAGTTATATTCTTTATTTATACGCTTATGTTATATCGATATTCACACACACATTTGATCTTAGGTTATGGTCATCTCTTTCCAAAATCGTGTATATTTGTGCGTTATATAAACTATTTGTAGAAATAAACAATAAAAAATATTCTTATCTTTTATTTCCGGTATCAGCATTATTGCTATTTACTCCTTCCATACTTTCACAATTCACAGCATTTTATCAGGAGCAAATAGTAATCACTTTACTTCCGGTAATTACTTATATAATTCTTAAAAAAGAAATATCAAGGTTTGATAAAGTATTACTAGTTGCATGCGCAGCGCTAATCGCCACATCAAAATCTCAGTTCTTCTATATTCCCATTTTAATTTCTTTAATTTCAATAATATTTATTGACATAAGAGATAAAAAATTTCACTTAGCTATGGTAATTGCGACGATAATTGCATTGTCATTTTCATTTTTCTCGCCAAGCGCAACTAAAAATAACAGCTATCACTCCCTTTATTTCGGGACTTTGCTATACAATAAAAGCAATGGAAAAGAAAATCCATCGTGGGCCGTGGACGAATGCATTGGTGTTGATGCATGGGGAAATAAATTTGATTTGGATAAGGGAGCTGTTACCACAAAAGATGCTGGAGCCTGCTTCGCAAAAAATAAAGAAAGGGGATTGAAGGATTCTTTGCTTTTGATGCTAAAGCAACCTTCCATGTTCCTCCTTCTTCCTTTTGATTCTGGAGTTCGAACCCAATTAACTGAAGATTACTTCCATGTCTTCAAGGAAAATAAGCTAATAATAAGTAAGAGTGTTTTTTTGAATGAAGTTCAAAAAATAAAAGACTCTGCTCTATCAACTGTGAGGATTCCTGTTGCATTTATAGCCATGATAGCATCACTGATTTTTATCCGAAAAAAATATTCTGTTGCAATCTTTACATTATCTGCTTTTAGCATCTCTCAGTTTTATATTAGCTTCATTGGCGAAGGATATAGAGATTTAGACAAGCATCTTTTTGCAATGAACTTTTCATTTGACCTAATGATATTTATAGTACTATCAATTATATTGGATAAGGTAGCATCAGGAATTTATAAGTAAACATCCCCCCCACAGTTATCCTGGGGGGGGGATTTTATGTAGCGTTAAATCTTGCTCTATAGTCTTTTCCTAATGCTATGAAATCTATGTCAGTGGGAGCGCCTGCAGTATTGTACATCCTTACAACGAATGAGTTTGCGGTAGGATAACCACCTATTATTCCGTATCCTGGTACCCCTACAGTAGTTATTTCTACAGCCACGTTTGCTATATCATGATTTGCATTTACTGTATAAACCCCAGTCGCTCCCCTTGTAACACTGAGTATATTTCTCCTGTTTCCCATTGCTCCAGTCGCACCAACAACGCTCACACCAAAAGCGAAGTCAGGAGAGCTTTTCCATTTAACAGTAGCATCCACAACCGGTGATTGTGATGGGATCCATAAGTTATCATAATCGATAAAAATAGCCTGCTCATTGGCGGAATATCCACTTATACTAACATCTGGCCTCGATGCGCTTGCCGTATAGCCAACCCCAAGGCAGGTATTACCACGCATCTCCAGAGTCATAGTTACCCCTGACGGGTAACTATAATTACCACCCAGAACTATTACTTGGCTAACAGGATACTGCGTATCGTTATTGTTGAAGTTACTATTTGAAATAACATGCTTGATAGAGCGGTTGTTGCTATGGGTTATGTAGAACGGGTATCCACTAACAGTTTCCACATACAACCCATCTACTACTAACCCGACGGTGCCGTCAGAACCTCCACCCTGCACGTAGAACCCACGGAATGTAGTGTCCCCCGGAGAACCACACCCTTCAATGCTACCGCCATCAATTTGGAATTGTGTAGCGTTAACTATCCATAAACCCTGGTTTTCCATAGTAAGAATCTGTGGGCGAATGAATCTGTTAGCGTTAGGGTTGGCATAACCAGAACCAACCGTTCCCCCTGCCTCAAACTTCGCCCCACGATAGCCACTAAACCAGCACGGCTCAATCCATGTGCATGACAGTACGCTTTGCGCAAGAAGTTGTTGGTATCCCCCCGCCCATTTGACACGCTCAATTACTGCCCCTGTCAGGCGGCCCAACTTCATTAAATAGCCAGTTTTGGTAAGGCCTTTCTCTCGAATCTGGAAGTCTTTCATACCCCAAGTTTGGGTAAAACTATCCAACATGCACGTGATGTTATATGTATCAGTACCCAACGGGGTGCATATAAAGTAACTGCTGTTTATGCCGTATCCTTCAATCCGCGGCATGGCTGACGTATTGTCAAAAAAAGCTGGCATACTCACAGCTTTTTCTAAGTGGATAAACCCATACCCAAGCTGAACATGTTTACCTAAGGCTGCCGCTGCATTGAAGACATTTTGTAATGCATCACTATGCGCGGATGAAGATGTGGATGTTGATCCATCTCCAATACCAGCCCAATCAGTATGAATATGTGTGGCATCACCAATATCTCTCACCCACACGCCACTCCCGGTAGGATCAGTTTCACCCTGACCAGTAACATATGATGAAAGATTTGTGCTGTAAGGCACGGTCGGGCTGAAGTATATGCAGCCGTCATGCTTAGCTTTCGGAACATTAGCCTGGAAGATAAACTCACCACCACCTTTTGGCTTTCCATATGTAGTTACACTCCAACCAGCATACCAACTACGTAGTTTTACACGAGCGCCGTCGTTTTTAACAAGACCAAAGAAGTCAGCAGCTGATTGCAACTCCCCTATGTACGAATAACCTTCCTTGCCAGCCAATAATTGCATTAATGCTTCAGGATCATACCTTACCACATTGTCAAAATAATATTCCTGAGAACCATAAGAGTCGTAAACAGCAAGACTATATTGTTCATCTGTAATTATTTTATTTATTATTTGACCATTATAAACAGGATGACCACCGGAGTTTATAACAATCGGTTGTGGAATCTGTATCTTATTTCCACTCTCATTAACGATATATACTGGAACCTGATTTTCAGGATATACAGGGTCTGTGTCAGGAATACCTACATATATTTTACCATTTGAAATAGCTTTGAATGAACGCGATGCTGTGTACAGACTCATTGGCATATTTACAAGAATTGACTGTGACGTCTCTGACATTTAAGGGCTCCAAATGCAAGTAATAGACTCAGCGTGGATATGATTGAGATTCATTACATACCAAAATGGTACTATTGAGTGTTTATCCAGTAGGTTACGATGCCATTCCACCCAACTGGTGAGGCATCAAGGATGTACAGCAAATACGACGAGGCGCAGTTTCACTTGAGACTTCCGCATGAACTCCACGCGAAAATTAAGCAGCGTGCGAAGATGAATAACAGGTCGCTGAACTCAGAGATAATTGCAGCGATTGAAGAATCATTGGCTAAACAAAGCTCTGCATCAGTTTACATTGACGATGCAGAGCGTATGGCAGAACAACAATCTGATATGGTTAAGAAAATTGTCTTTGATACGCTCAAGGAGCTATATAAAAAAGACAGCAGCTAACCATCAGTTACGGAGGATTTATGCAAAGAGATATGCTGAACATTGCGTTCTACATATTTGGTTTTTGCACGTTCCTGGTGTTTGCAAAGCTATTCTGACAACGCATCAGACTTAGCCCCCTGCGTCAGAGCGTTAATTGCCTTTTGTGCCTGCTGCATTGCTTTCTCAAAGGCTGTTGATCCGCGTGGGGTGTTTGCCATTCGGAGCATTGCATTTCTGAATGGTTCGCTCTCATAGGCGCGAGTAAGAAGTCCGTAGCTTACCGCTGCGCCAGTTGTCGCCGGGTTCATTGCCGTCCCATACCCGATAATGAACGGGATGGTTTGCTGCCCTGTTGGTGTTGTTACTGCCGCTTTTGCAGCCTGCTGCGTGGATTGCAGGTAGTTTTTCAATCCTTTCAGATAAGCGGCTTCCTGACCTTTAAATGTGATGCCAGTCTGGTTTTGCAGGATGTTAAGCTGCCGAAGGAACTGGTCAGGGGATCCGCCAGATTTCTCCATCGCCTTTCCAATGATGCCATTGCGCATTTGCGCCCTGCCAACACGACCAACTGAGTTATACAGCGTCTTAATTTCCGATTTGTTCTTGCTGAATAGCATGTTGTTGACAACTTCCGGCGTCAGGTCGCCTTTCATGAGAACATTCTTCAGCCTGGTATTCTTTAGTTTCGCCGCTTCGTCAGCGTAGAGGGCATTGGCCTGCTGATATTTACGGAGAGTATCGTTGCCAAGATTCTGACCAATGGCACCATTGATATCGTCGGTCATTGCCTTGTAAACGCGCTGAATGGCAGCATCGGAACGGTTTGGTAACACTGGTCGCTCCCCCTTCACGTCCATTCTGAACTGGCTGCGCAGATCGCTTAATTGCTTCAAATCCAGATTTACCGGACCATCAGGACCAGCATTGCGAACAAGCTCATCACGATAGGACTGAAGTTTTGAAATAGTCTCGTTATCAGCAACCTTACCAAGCTTCTGCAGGTTAGATATTTCTGTATCAATCTGCTGAATTGCTCTTGCAGGCTGAATGTTTATTCCAGCCATAGCATTCTGAACCTGCTCCAGTCGATTTCCTGCAGCGCGACGAATTCCTGATGTTTTCGCTTTAAGGCTGTCAATAACAACCGCTGGATCATACTCACCGAATTTATCAGCAAATCTCTGCACCAACTGGCTTCTCGCTTCCTGTTGCGTTGCTCTCATTCCGCTTGTGCCAGCCAGAGGGATATTTTCTGCTGTAGTCTGCGCCATTTTTCCGACGCGGGAAGTTGGTTGTAACAGGTCTGTGGTGTGCAGAGGAACTCCTTCACGCTCTGCAAATCTGATAGCCTGCTGCGCTTCTGGCGCGATAGCACCACGAACGCCACGATAAGCAGCACCTAACCCACGTCCGGCAGCGTTAATAGCACCGCCAGTAAGTACACCAACGCCTAAATCGGTAGCGAGTGCTTCCGCATCATCTTTCGCACTATTTGCAGCAAGTGACCCGACTGCGTTTTCAGCGAGAAGGCGAGTTGCACCCTGAGCAATTCTACCAGCGAGTGTTGGTGCCTGTGTTGCCGCTCTCTCAATGCCAGCAGGAGTGAGGTAAGGCAATGCCTCAGCAAATACCCTTCCCTCTGTAGTTTGTGGAGTCAGCGCGCCTTGCTGAAGGCCAAAGTCCTGCTCTAATCCCTGCGTTGTTACTCGTGGCGCTGGGTGATATGTCCCATCGCCAATTCCGAGTTTACCGCCAGCCCAAGTCGCCGCGCTTGTTACAGCATCGGCAACTGATGCAGGTATGTTTGCCACGTTCACGCCAGCCTGCACCAGTCCGCGACCAGTCTCTTTTACTGCTTCGCCAAGATCAGACATAAATCCACTTTGCTGTGGTTGTTGCTGTGCTTCTGGTTGCGGCGTCTCCACTGGCGACACAGATGGCAATGGATAGGAAGCATAGAAAGCTTGCTTAGCCTGCTCTGCATTTTCTCCGGCTTGCGGGGCAACGACTTCATTGAAGTATTGCTCCTGAGCCTGCGCTTTTTGTTCTGGTGCTAACGCCTGATACTGTGGAGAGGCGATAACATCTTTCCATGCTTTAGCCATTAATCACCCCATAGTGAAGAAAAGTTACTGCTGGCTGCTGGCTGTGATACCTGTGCAGGTTGAGATTGCTGCCGCTGAGATTTACCAACATTAACGTTATATTGTTGGTTGTAATTGTTGGTGTATTCCTGAATCTCACGAATCGACTGCTGCATAGCCTCCGGGCTTGAATAGTCAACCTGCGGCATCCCCTGAAAATACATCTTCGCTTCTGCAACGGTGTTAATACCACTGGCCCCCATGTCCCTTGCTGCCGCCACACCCTGATTCTGCATTCTGCCCTGAATACGTTGTGCTGAGTTATATAACTGGCGCTGCTCTTTTCCTGTTAATCGGCTGCGAACATCAGCACCAATTGCCGGGTTACCTGCGCCGCCGGTCATTCCTGTCATGAAATCGAGAGCAGAAGCGTCTGCATTTGCGATCGCGTCGATATCCTTCTTCATGGCATAGTTTTGTGCTGATGCAGACGATGTTGCAGGCGCTGCGATTGAACTGGCAGGAACGCGAACCATATTCCCCTCGTTGTCGATGCCTTCGTAGAACGCATTAGCCCCAGCGCCGTGAAGTTTCCCGCCTACCGTTACAGTTCTGCCATCTGATAACTGAACTGTACGCTCATCATTCCCAGCGGTTCCTCTTGTTGACGCTCGCTGCATTGCCAAATCCTGACCGCGTCGCGCAGTAGAAGCAGATAAATCCTGACCGCGCATCGTGATGTTCTGACCTCGTGCTGTTAGCGCCTCGCCAGCCTGATTGCTGCGGATTGTCTCTGCCAGCCTGCCTCGGTCAATTTCACGACCAGCCATCTTGTCCTGAACATTGAAGTAATCAATCGGACCAAGCGCAGCCATCCCAAGGTGATCAACAAACTCACCAAATCCTGAAGGATTCTGCTGATACATCTGAGCAACGTTATTAGGGTCAACACCGACGCGAGTCAGTTCCTTGGCGTTGTTTTGCAGCCATGATTGCATTGCTTCTGGAGACGATGCCGCAAGACGAGCGCCAGCCGCTAAGGTGCCGATAGAATTGCGCTGGTCTTCATCAATGAATCCCATGCCTTTACGAACGGATTCAATCTGGTCTGGATATTGAGTAGCCAACTGACGCAAAGCACCGCGATCACCAGACGCATAAGCATTAGCGTATGCCTGCTGAAATTCTTTCTGCCGCTGAGCCTGCTTTTCCTGCTGAAACACCCCCGCAATACCTGAAAGGCCTTGCAAAGCAGTCAGCCCAACATTGTTAGCGCCTGAACGCTCAATATCATTGTTCTGCCTGATAAGCTGAAGCGTATTGCCGATGTCATTTACGCTCGGAGCGTTTGAGTTTACGCCGCCGATACCAGCCAACAATCCGCCATTTGATCCTTGCCAAGTAGCCATGATCACCCCTTAAAACAACGAGCCAAGCAATCCGATACCAGCACCAATGCCAGCGCCCCAAGGTGTTGATGTTCCCAAAAGGCTGGCAAGACCTGCACCGGCAATCGCACCAGACGTTCCGCCACTAATTGCTGTCTGAAGACTTGATGGTTTGTTGGCATTAGCAGCGGCAAGAGCTGCGCTTTGCTGTGCAATGCTGCTCATGTTGTTGGCGTATGTCTGCCCTGCGTTCGCCTGACCTTGCAGCGCACCAAGGCCAATGTTTGCCAGATTGTTGTAGTTGCTCATCTGGTTTGACAACCACGACTGACCGAGAGTCGGGGCAATCGTGGCCAGTTGATTGCTTGTGGCTGTCGAGCCAAGTCCACCCGTCGCCTCCGCAGCAGCAAGACTCTGGTAACGCGCCTGACCTGCAAGGTCTTTATACTGCTGAGAGTTGTAATACTGATTAAGTGCCTGCCCCTGACCTTCTAAACTGGAAAGATTCTGCAACTGGTTAACATACTGCTCCGCAAGAGGCGTGAACGGAGCAAGGTTTTTCATGATCGTCTGCCACTGCTGATTTTGCAGGTCTGCGGCATACTTCTGAGCTTCTGCTGCATACTTTGCGCTTTTATCAGAGCTGCCACCTTTCCCGCCTTTTTCAGGGCAATAAGGTTCCTCGCCGCGCAGTTTTCTGCCCAGCTTAAATGCATATAACATGGCTATCTCCCGTGATTCAGGAAGTCGATTAGTTCTTCGCGTGTTGCGCTGTAAAAAGTCACGTCATCCACGCCTTTGAAGTATTTCTTGATGGTTCCTACACGCTTAAGGCCAATCATTGCGCAGTACATCTGCCCGTGGCGGAATTTGCGTGCAGCGAACGATGTGACGCACTGAACGGTGGTGTTAGTCAGAATGTATCGCCAGAACGCCAGACCGATTTCCTTGCTGAATCCACGAACCTCTGGCAGGTACATGGCGTGGCAATCGAATGTCAGCGGCTGAATCTCCTGATAGTAAACAATGCCGCCGAACTGCCCGTGCACGCTCACCTCAAAGTAACGGCATTCAGGTTTGTAGTCGTATCCATCGCCGTTGTTGCTCCCGGCGATAATGTCAGGGTGATTTCCGACTGCTTCTATCAGGTCGATGTTTCGCGTTGGTTTGAATGTAATCATCAGTCAATCAGCCCATGTAATCTAAGTGCCGTTTCAAGCGCCAGAATACGCTGCCGCGCCTGCTGCAAACCTGTAGCGAGAGCTGCGACTTCGGATTGTGTGTACGTAGTGCCGACAGTGTATGACTGGTTAGCGTTGAATGAGCCAAGAAGTGGCGTACCTGTGGCTGCAGTCCATCCGGTATTTCTTTCTCCAACAACCTGAATTCCATCAACTGAATATGATGTTTTTACATCCAGCGATGACGCAAGAGACTGCGATTCGGTTACGGTTTTCGATACGTAATCACTCTTAATGTCAGATACATCGCTTTCTACGTCATCCAGTCTTTGGTCAACAGTGACCAGATGCGCCTGAATATCGATAACCTCATCCAGCAAGTAATCAACATCACTACGCAGTACGACTATCTTCCCTTCGGCAGTTGTTAACCTGACCTCAAGGATATTTATCGCTTTTGTGTTTGCGGTGATTCTTGAATCGTGATCTGCCAGTTCGGCGTCCTGTTCATCGTTTTTCACCTGAGCATCGTAAGCGCCCTGACCAGCCTGGTTTGCCTTCCCGGCAATTGCGCCGACATCAGCACCCTGATTTATGACATACAGCAGGTAAGACTGGCTGAATATATTGCGTGGCAAAATTGAAGCATCAAGGCGCGTAGCCTGAACCACGACAGGATCATTCAGTGATGAATCAACCATTACTCAATCCTTATCTGGCAGCCTGACAGAGTGACAGGTGACTTAGTGATAACGCGCAATTTGAAGCCGACATTTTTCCTGATGCGCCCGACACGCTTCCACAAAACACGTTTGTCGTAAACGAAAGGTTCATTCTGCTCAATCATCTGCTCACGACCATAATTTATGCCGTCAGTGGTTGCAGAGAGGAACAGGCGGTCGGCGTACTGCGCAACTCCAGTTGACGATTCAACTTCAAGGTCGAAAACTCTGGCGTTATCCGCTTTGAACAACGGAGTAAACAGCAGGTGTTCCTGTTGCTTGTCGTACTGGCTGCTGATATCGAACTGCAATTTTCCTGTCATCGATTCAAGCTTATCGCCGCACGTTATCTGATTGCCTTCGTAAATGAAGTCGATAGCGCGGTACACATCGTCATACAGGCCTGTTTTCAGCACACACCATTGCGGACCATTGGCACTTGAAGATGCGTCGTATACTAGAACATGGCGCGGAAGGTGGATAATCAGCAACTCATGCGCATCAAATCGCAGCGATTCCATCACGCCATCAGCCAGTTCATCAGCAGTGTAGGAGCGGAGGATTTTCTCAATGCTCGCGCTGGCGATTGGTGACTCCTGCCCGGAGCCGATGATATACACAGACGGCGCACCTGTTGCCGGATTGCTGATGAATGCATAGGAATCAGCAAACGGCGTTTTGCAGTAAGTCCCGGCGATGCCTTTTTGCACCATCAGCGATGGCTGTGCGACATACAAAGCAGCACCAACGGTGGTTGCGCCAGTCAGGGAGAAATATTCAATCGTCGATGAACCAAAGCAGACGATGAAGTCTCGCCATGTGCCGATACCGATGATGCCGTCCGGCTGCGATTCTGCGCGATATTGTGCGCTGTAACGGTCAGGATGCGATTCGTCTTCAAGGTCAGTGATAAACCATGAATCAGTGCCGTCTTTTGACCACGCATAACGACCACGTAAGCGCGTAATGTCGCGAACTGAACCTAACTCGTACTGTGTGAATCCGCTGTCTGTAGGCCAGTTTGAGACGGTTTTAACCGTGCCATCATAGCGATACTCGACCAGTTGCCCGTTAACGCCAACCGCCTGTGATGTCCGACCATGCGCCATTGATACGCGACCACTTCCGGCAACATCACCGACTTCACTTTCGCCTTTGTAAAGCTTCCCACCACACACGCGATAAACAGCATTCTGCGCCATGTTGTACTCGACGCCGCGCGATACGCCGTTCACATCAGAACGTTTGGCAATGCCCGGGAATGAGCGAAGATATCCGCTGCTGTTCAGGATTTCTTTGGGTGTAGCCAACATATTCACTGGCAGATAGTCGATATAGTCGGCGTTTCGGAAGTCTTTTCCGACACCTTTCATAAGCGGAAGTTGCTGAATCGGCATTATTTGCTCCCGTTATCGCAAGGTTCCTTTCGGTGGAAGTAATTACAACCGTTCCACTTCGCCAACTGGTTTCCACTGCCAACAGGCATACGGTTTGGATAACCGGACTTACATTTTGCGGCTTTTGCTCTGTCCATTGCAGACAGTTTGACGAGTCGCTCTTTCCCGTATCTGGCAGTGGTTATAAGTTTTGCAGACGCTTCCAGCGCATAATCCGGAGCAATGCGGCAGGCAAGGTTGAAAATGACGGCATTGATAGCGTTATTTGATAAACCGTGTTCATCGCCAGGATCTGGAGCGACATCTGCATCAGCGAAAATGTAGCCAACGTTGATACCTGGTGACGCATCACCGCCAAGCCATTCCGCCATCATCATTTCAAGGTCGTTGACACCATCTTCCATGGACTGAGGTTCGACATCGGTTAACGTGGCATTTGATGCCACACCGAGCTTACGTAATGCCGCAAGAACTAAATCACCCTTCGTTGTCAGGTTCATCTGCTGCCGCCTTAGGTTTTCGACCAGGCTTTTTACGCTGTTTTTCTTCTGGCTCTGGCTCTGGCTCTGGCTCTGGCTCTGGCTCTGGCTCTGGCTCTGGCTCTGCAACATCCTTCAAAAGGTCATCAGGATGTGCAAACCAACCAGCATCCAGATATTCCTGAAGCTCTTCGGCTTTCACAATTTCAAAATCGTAGCCAACGCCTTTCCACTTCTTCATGTTGCCATGGCGAAATATCATGTGTGTCATGCTTGTCTCCAGATAAAAAAGGGAGCCGAAGCTCCCTCTGGTTATCACGCGGTCTGGTTAGGCAGACCAACACCAATTGCCTCTGGTCGTACAGCACATGCTGAATACCACACAGCAATACGGCACTTACCAGACAGAGTGTTGATATCACCCTGCGTTGCGAAGATGCCGTTAACACCAATACCAGGAATGCTGAAGGAAGACGTTTTCATGCCAGCAAACAGTTCATGGGTTACCGGGATCGGCTGAGACAGCAGACGGATTGAGTCATCAGCCCAGAACACGTTAGCGGTGGTTGTTGCCACGTTCAGAACGTTCACCGGAGTGTTATCAGCAAGAGAGGTGTTTACATTAGCGTAAGCCTTCTCTTCTTTTGTCAGTGACGCGTCATCAAGTGCAATCGGCTTCGGCGTGATTTCGATGTGAGTACTATCGATCACACGGGTGATTGAGAAAGTCGCATCATCAGTCAGCACGTTCTTCGCCATCTGAGACAGGAATTTCACACCAGTGAAGCTGATTTTGTCGCCGCGCTTAAATCCTGTGGTGGAGGATACGGTCACCGTTGCAACACGGTTGTCGACGTTCTCTTTGTTACCATCGGTATCAAGGGTGTATGCCTGCGGCTTAAACTTCTGCGCACCAGAAACAGTTACACCAGTAGCGGTTGACTTGGTAACTGCCGGAAGTTTCGGTGAGCGAAGAATTTCATCAAAGCCAGCAATCTGACGCTGAATAGTACCGTTACGATACGCTTCTTCAGGAACGCGACCAAAGATGTCACCATCTACCAGGTTGCGGCCTGCTTTGCGGTAATCGTCAGGGTTCAGGAAGTAACTGATGCCCATATCGCGGTTTAGCTCACGGGAGAACATCAGGCGCTCTGCATCAGACACAAAATCCCAGCCAGACAGGCCAGTAGATGGACCAATTGCGCGGGTATCGTGAACAACAAGCGAGCCCATTTCAGTTGCCTGTTTGGCAATCGCTGACTCAATGTTATTCGCCAGTTTTTTGGCGGATGCCTGGATGCGGCGACGGTAAGAACGCTCATCACGCAGGTCATCTGCACGAAGCTCGAAGAAATCGTTATCCGGATCGCCCATGTTGCATTTCACGGACAGTTCCAGAATACCGGTAGCGTTGCCAGTTAAATCCCAGCCAGTCTGAGTTGGCGCTTCCTGCTCAACAGGCATCCACACGGTGTTGCTTGAACGTTGCATGGATTCTGCCGGAGGGGTGTATTTTGTCACTTTGGACGCCATTGGCGTCAGGTTCTGGACGGTTTCGATGATTTCATCCAGAGCATACGTGACCAGTTGACCTTCATTTAATGCCATTATCGAATTCCTTTATTCAGTTGCGCCTTGAGCTTGCGGTACGTCTCTACATCCCCTTTGTTTGCTGCCGCCTCCATCTGCTTTTCAATCGCAGAGATATTTGCAGCAACAGCATGTCCCTGAATGGGTTCATCAGGTAACGGGGCTTCTGAAACAGGCTTGGCTCGAGGCTTGAGAGTTAAACGTTCTGACAGTCGAGTGAGTTCAATCAGTGCGGATTGCCCGTCCATCGCCAGCAACTGGCGTGTTTTCTCAGGATTAGCACCAAGGTGATACATGAGAGCAGCGGATTTCTCCGGGAAGAGGCGCATGATGTCGGCACCGACTGCTGGCGGCACCAGTTGCATGAATGCATCCTCTTTCTCCTGATAGTCAGGGATATTGAGCTTTTCCGCTGCGTCGTAGTGCTTACGGGCTGCCTCGACGTATTGCGCTGATTGCTGGGTGAACTCCTGAGTTTTGCGACCCTGCTCGGCGACAGCCTGGCTTCGTGCGTCCATAGCCTTGATCTGCCATTCACTGTTTGCCTGCTGGAAGGCAGCCAGTGCGCGGCTCTGGTCATAGTCGTACTTAGCCAGTGCATCTTCGGAAAGATAATCGTTAGGGTCTGGTTGTTTTGGTAACTCAGGGTTCACCCGCAGGTGCTCCGGCAACTCTCCACGCTTAACCGCTTCCATCTGCTGCTCAAGCTCACGCTGGCGTTTGCGTTCGATGCGGCGACGGGCAAATTCAGCATTAGTTGCCGGGTCTTGTTTTGGTTTCTCATCGTCTTTCAGGACAATCTCGAAGCCTTCTTCCTGACCTGCGTTGTCGTTGGCATTATCGACAACTAAGCCATCAGCAGATGCCGCTGCATGATTGCCGGGCATGGTTAATTCTTCAGAAGCCTGAATGTCGGTGGTTTGGTCCATGATTAACTCTCTCTTATTGAGGTGTCTCGGCTACTCCGCCGGAGGGGATTTGAACTTGACGCATAAGATTCGCGAAATCCATGCGTTGTGAATGAGTCTGGTCTGCATCTTTAAGAAGCAGCTCAGCGTTAGCACGAGCATCTTTGCTGCGCTGTTGCTGGAATTGACCTACGAGCTTGAGGTACTCACGCAGTTCTGCCTGCTTGTCGAGGTCCATATTGTTGAAGATTTCTGCAATCTTCGCGGCGTTGAGTTGGTTTTGGGCTTCAACCTTGGCGGCTTCAACCTGAATCTGCGCCTGTTGGTTCTCTGCCTTGAGCAATTCAGCCTGACCTTGCAGAAGGATACCCTGCGCCTGAATTTGCTCTGCTGATGGCTGCTGCGGCTGTTGTTGTGCCTGCTGCACCATCTCCATCTCTTCAGGTGTTTCTGGTTTCTTCAGCCCCATCATCACCAGTTGCTTGTTCGCGTACTCTCGCATCATCTCGACGCCTTTACCGTCAAGCAACGTGAAGTATTGCAGCATCAGCATCTGGAACTCTGGAGTACCTTGCGGAACCTTGGTTAGCAACTCCTGAATCTCTGCGCGATTCTGTTCCTTCATGCTCTGGAAGGATGGCCCAACGTCTGTATAGCACTCATAGCGACCGCGAATGTCGTTGAGTGTGACCACATTGCCGGACTGGTAATCGACAACTTGCGCATAGAGTTGAACGTCTTTCTCGCTTCCATCTTCGAGTGTCAGCGTTACATGACGAGGAACGTCATAAATATCGTTGACCATTGAGGCATAAATCTCGCCATCACGTCGCATTGCGGTAGCCAGGTTATCCTGAAACACGTATGTCTCAAGGTCTGCCCGCATGTTCAGTTGATTGACGGTATCGAAAGCGACCTGAGAGTTTGCTGCCTGCGCATCCACACCAAGACTAGCCACCTCTTTCACTGCGTTGGTGGCAGCCTCAAGCATGTAAGCGTTGGCTTGCGGAACTTCAGGGTTTTCCATGTAGGAGATTGGACCAATCGGCAGGTCGTTACCGTTTTCATCGGTCCTGTTCTGCAGATAGTACGGATAGTCATCATTTCCACCGTACATGTATTCGTAGCCTTCGATTTGCTCAGGGAAGAAGGTCGGTTTCTTCTTCGGTGAACGAGCAACAATATCGGCGTTGAACGACATGATCATGTTACGAAGGCGTTGACCGTCTTTCGTCAGCCTTACCACTCCTTCGTAGCACTCCTTGTCACCAGCGAATGACCATTCGCCATACACTGGAACGATTGGAATATGCTCTCCGGCTATCTTCTCGCGGTCTTTCAGTATCTGCGTGCAGGTGATGATCGACTTATACACACGCCGACGCTTCACCTTACGCTCTGCTACCTTAATGAATCCACGATTAGCCAGGTCGTCGATGACGTCTTTGATATCCTGCTGGTAATAGCTGACCGGCTCACCTGTCAGCGGGTCGCGGTAGATGAAGACTTTCTCTTTCTTCTCTTCGACCTCGTAATACTCAGCGACGTAGACGACATCATTCGATACCCACGGAAACAGCCATGTATCGTTCGGATTCTGGAAAGATGGCAAGGTGTCAGGATCAATACCGTAATCCTCTGCGAACTCTTTCCAGCCATTGCGTGACAAAGCGTTAATCACCGTGCAGTGCTTAGCGTCGCTCTTATCCATCTGCTTGCTGTTGGCGTCCCATATGACGTGTGAGCAGGCTTCATGGATTGGCAGGCGTCGGATTACCTGATTGTTGCTTGTTGGGTCGTTGTCTTCGTACTGGGTGACCAGACGCCATGCACCAACGCCGGACTCTATCTGCTCACGAACGCCAACGTTAACGGCAATTTTTGCCGTGTTATGGCGCATATCAGTACGATACATCCCCATCAGCACATCGGCAGCATCAGGATTAGCGCCGTCTTTGGGTCGGAAGAGAACGTCGATAGGGTTCCGGCGCATCTCTGCGACCAGTTTCCTGACCACCGGGCGAACAACATCGAATTGTCCGCGATATTGCAGGGTAGTGTAGTTTGATAGCCAGTCATCCCATTGCGACACTCGGCTAAAATACAGGTCATTTGTCGCCTCGGTTCTGGCTTCATCGCTCGCCATCCAGTCCGCGTCAAACTTACACAGAATGGAATTGAGTCTGTTTTCGTCGGCCATTTAAGTTCTCCGTGCGATGGGCCTGATTGGGGCTGGTATCTTTTTCTCTTTTGGTTTTTTGATGTCGCGCATCATTTTGGCGAAGCGGCGCATCATGTATGCATAGCGAACGGCTGAGAGAACGTCGTCGTTAAGCTTGACGATCTTCCCGTTTTCATCACGGTGATAGAGGCGGAACTCCTCAAAGAATGGCTCACAGGTGTTGAATACTTTGAAGCGACCATCGAGCATCATGTCGCGCAATTCAGTGATGCCAGGCTCCACAGCATTACCGCCATCAGGCCATGTCGCATGCTCCTGCAACATCATAAAACCAGCGTCTGCATACTGCCCTTTGAGCTGCTCACCGCCGCCCTTCTCATGCTGGTTTCCGTCATGAGGCCATGCGGTTGGCACTTTATGCGCCCATGATTTAACGGCCCCCCACGTCTGAACGGCTGTTTTTTCTTTCGCCTTCCACACGCGTGAAACGTAGATTGTGTCTGCGTCCTTATCCCACCAAAGCTGAACCTGCGCCTGCGGGTGATCCCATCCGAAATCCATCCCGCCAATTACGTAGAAGTGATCAGGACACTCGAACGGCTGACACTTAATCGTCTCTTCCGGTATCTGGAAGATTCGACCACTACCCATCGTAGGAATACCGCGAGCACGCGCCTCTCTCTCATGCTCAGGATAGGATGCGATGATTTGCTCTTTCTGCTCGTCGGTGTAGTGCTCAGCGTCATAGATGGTCATGTTGACCACTTTCTGCGACTTGCTGGGGTTCTTCAGGAACTTGGTAACAACGTCAGACATCCCCATCAACGGGGTAAACGTCAGAATTGAGAATTGACCGTATTTGTTGGTACGGGTAAGACCTTCACCATAAATGCTGTATGGTGGTTCTTCGTCAAACCACACGCCGTGGATTGTGTCACCCTGCCAGCGAGCACGGCCTTGCGAGTATGGTTTGAAGTAGCAGATTGAAATGCCATCTTCAACGCCATCAGCCGTGTGATGCTTAACCAGAAGATGATCAACAAGGTTCGGAAAGAAAGGAGACTTCTTCCAGCTAATGATGTCCTCTTTCGGTATTGAACCGTAGCCCGGTTCATCATTCTCTTCAATACGACCGCACAGGATGCGTTGAGTCGTTTTGGTTACCGTCTCGTTTGTCTCGCCGCCAATCCAGAATACAACAGGCTCATAGAAACGCTTACCTTTCCACTCACCGCCATATTTACCATCAGCAGGATAGCCTTTTGTGCCCGGATAACGCCCTGTAAGGTGAAACGCGACTTCAGCAGCACCAGTAAATGACTTACCAAGCTGGTTACCAGCCATAAAACAGCGCTCTGGATAGTCACGCCCGGCGTCGATGAACTCACGCTGTTTGCTGTATGGCGTAAATTCATATAGCAGGTGTGTGTTCCGGTAGTTCTCTTCTTCTTCGAGTAGCTCGAGCAATTCTATTTGCTCTTCGTCGCTCAAGTTATCAAGAATCGCGTCCAGTTCCACGGTTGAATAGCTCCTTGATACGAGAGCGTCGCTTATCGCGATCTCCCTTATCAGGTGTCACGTCTTCAACTTGCGACTGCTCTTTGAGGCCCAAATCACGGGCGATGATGTTAGCGTTGAGAAGGTCAGCGGCTGCGCCAGAGAATTTCTGGTCGTAGATGACCTGTTCTGCTCGCGTAACGACTTCAGATAAATCTTCTCGCAGGCGATATGTGCGCCATGTTTCAAGCGTCACATCAATAAACAGAGTGAGGCCGGTAATGGTCATCGCTCGCATCTTGGCGATAGGCTCTTGTATCACTTCACCTTGATACGAGAACGCCTTCATCTCCCATAGCGGGTTAGCTTCTACCCACTCGAAGTATTCACAACAAGCAGCCCACAGCGCCTCAGGCGATTCGAATTTAGGATTTCGCCCATGACTACTGCGGGCCTCCCAAAATCGGTTGCCCTTTGGTGCTGCCATATTGATTATTTCCCTTCTGCTTGCTTATCCCATTCATCGCGGAATTTGGATGGGTTGTCGAAACCTTGAGTTGCCATGTTTACGCTTCGGTAGTGAACAGGTCTAACGCTTCCTTCGATTTACGTACCGCTTCGATAGTGCGGGTCGTGATATCTGAATTAGCGCCGCCTGACTGGAAGTGAATTTTGAATAGCTCAAGCTTCAGCTCGTCAGTGCCAATGAATTGAAATGCTTCTTCTGCGGCTGCGTTCTGGTTCATGGCCAGTTTGTAAATCTCTAACTGGAATTTCTGTTCTTCAGTCATGGGAATAATCTCTGCCATTGTTGGCTCCGTTTATCCGTTAAAAGGGATATCAGTTAAGTTATCCCGTGTAGGGTATAAGCCATTGTCGAGACCATTCATTGAATGGTCTCTGCAATAACCGATGTCTTTCCATCAGTCCGCCACCACAAAGAATCTTTTTTGCCATAAGGCTGGAGGTTCATCTTTCAGTGGCTGCCAGTGTTATTTCCCCACTTACTGGCTTGGGTTGTTTCGCTGTACTGCCGTTAATTAGTGACCAGAAATTAACTCCGGTTTCATTATCAAGCCCACCCGTAGATGGGATTTGTAATGGATAGCCGTTGCTCAGTTCTCGTAATGCTTTGATTTTTTCGATAACGCAGTTTTGCGTTTGCCATCAGCACGCGATATCGAGAGTCAACTGCAGTTGCTCGCGCCAGTACTCGACATTTGCTTCAATAACCGGCTTATCCCATCGCCAGCGAGCCATCTCTCTTGCCCCATTGCTGACTTTTGATTTCCGGTCATCGCGAATGCGACATGCTTGCTCATATTTCTGCTGCTCAGTCAGTTCACCGCGAAGCAGACTATCAATGTGCAGGTCGCACCATACGGAGAATTTCGGATCGCACCATCTTGCAAAGGCAACTGATAACTTTGGATGCAGCCATGTTCCGCCACCCCTGTCCTTTCGTGCCTTGCTTGTTTTTACATACCCGGAATCACGGGTATGTAGAATTTTCGATGGTTCACCTGAATAAACCTCATCCAGAGCTCTAACGTATTCGAGAGTTTCAGCGTTGGACAACCAGTGATCCAGACGCTTCCCGAAACGTTTTGCAATATCAGTGGCATTAATCCAGCCATCAGTATTGAAGCGGATAGGTTCGCCTTTGTAATTTAGTGGAACGATATTCATAGCGTCTTACCTTTTAGAAAGATGAGCCTGTTCGCACAGAAAAGCCGCCCCGAGATGGTCGCCACCATATACGGCAGTTCTCAGGCTCAGCTTTCTGAAAGACTCGGGATTGTTACGCGCTGCGATGCGCGGTTTACTGCAGATGTAAAAAAGCCCCGCAAATGCGAGGCTAAATCCTGGTATTTGTAATGACTGGCTCTTATCTCAACGCAGCCCCTTGCCGCGCGCCAGATGCTCAATATCAAGCATCAGCAATGAGATATTTAATCCGGATTCACTCCAGAAGTGTTCACCACCCTGCCTACAGAGCCAGATGTGAAGGATGATGAGTAAAATTATCGCTATCATCGAAGGCATTGCGTCCTGATGTATTCCTGAAGCGTTCTTAGTGCTGTTTGGTCGCGGATAATTCCGTCCCGGATACCGAGAACGTTTCGTCCAGCAACTGGAGAGAGTTCGACGGTGGCATCATTGCCCATGCCGGAGGCGATGGAGGTTTCGCCTGAGGATGGCACAGGGCATTTTCCTTTGACGAGCACCCTGCCACCATTATCAAGCTTGCGCCGAAGAGCATCATTTTCAGCTTTCGCATCAGCTAACTCCTTCGTGTATTTAGCATCGAGTGCATCAGCATCACGCTGGCGCTGCTGCATGTCAGTAATGGTAGCGTTCACCTTCTCCAGTTCACTGGCCTTGCTATCGCGCTGCTCTTTGTAGGCGATGGCGTTATCACGGTAATGATTAACAGCCCATGACAGGCAGACGATGATGCAGATAACCAGAGCGGAGATAATCGCGGTGACTCTGCTCATTGCTGTCCCCACAAACAGACTTCACGCTCAATCTCACGGCGAGTCATCAGCCCTTTCCATTGCTTACCGCCAGCGTATGTCCAGCGACGTAGCTGGTCACATGCGCCCTTGATATCGCCCTGGTTGATTTTGCGAAGAAGCGTCGATGTTCTGAAATTGCCAGCACCCACGTTATAAACGAACGAATAAAGAGCGCCGCGCGTTGTTTCCGGTATATCGACTTTGATGTACGGGTTAATTTGTCTGGCGACCGTGGCAAGGTCTTTATTCAGGAGGGCTTTGCATTCTGCTTCGGTATACGTTTTACCGAGCATGATGTCTTTTCCGGTGTGTCCGTGACATACAGTCCATACACCAACAATATCTTTGTATGGTATGTAGCTGACACCTTCCAGACCATCGTTACCACTTGGGCCAGTGATTAACACAGATGCTATAGCAATAGCCCCGCCACTTATCGCCGCTATTACGCTATTTCGTAGTGCCGGTGACATTGCCATTCAATCTGTCCTCGCGCTCTTTGCGCTTGTAGTACCAGTTGATGCCAAATGTGCCGACAGTACAAAGAATACCAATGATGACAGCCCAGTCATTCAGGGAGAGAATGCCACCCATCGCAGTCAGTCCTCCGAAGCTGTAACTGAACCATTCTCTGATTTTGTCCATACGGTACATGCTCTACCCCTTCATTGAGGGGATTTGCTCTATTTAATTAGGAATAAGGTCGATTACTGATAGAACAAATCCAGGCTACTGTGTTTAGTAATCAGATTTGTTCGTGACCGATATGCACGGGCAAAACGGCATGAGGTTGTTAGCGCAACCTCCTGCCACCCGCTTTCACGAAGCCAGCCATTGCGCTGGTTTTCTTTTATGCAAAGCACACCGCACCGTAGCCACAGCGGATAAGGTGATTATTTTGGTCTGTCTGGTATTTGGTTTGATGCGCTTTCAGAAAGGTCGTGCTTAAAACGCAAAAAGCCCCGAGCTATTAACTCAGGGCTTTATTTAACGAGTGCATTTATCCATCGTTGAGTCAAATTTACCCAACTTTATTCAAAAAGTCAATATTATGCCGTTAATATGTTGCCATCCGTGGCAATCATGCTGCTAACGTGTGACCGCGTTCAAAATGTTGTCTGCGATTGACTCTTCCTTGTGGCATTGCACCACCAGAGCGTCATACAGCGGCTTAACAGTGCGTGACCAGGTGGGTTGAGTAAGGTTTGGGATTAGCATCGTTACAGCGCGATATGCGGCGCTTGCTGGCATTCTTGAATAGCCGACACCTTTGCATCTTCCGCATTCTTTCTCAACAACTCTCCCCCACAGCTCTGTTTTTGCTATATCAACCGCACGACCTGTACCGTGGCAATCTCTGCATCTTGCGCCCGGCGTCGCGGCACTACGGCAATAATCCGCATAAGCGAATGTTGCGAGCACTTGCAGTACCTTTGCCTTAGTATTTCCTTCGAGCTTTGCCACACCACGGTATTTCCCCGATACCTTGTGTGCAAATTGCATCAGATAGTTGATAGCCTTTTGTTTGTCGTTCTGGCTGAGTTCATGCTTACCGCAGAATGCAGCCATTCCGAATCCGGCTTGTGATTGTGCCATCCCCATAGCAGCCATCACATCAGTACCGGAAAGGGAGTCAGAAGCCGTGGCCCGTGGTGAGTCGCTCATCATCGGGCTTTTTGGCGAATGAAATTTAGCTACGCTTTCGAGTCTCATGGCCTTCCCCTCTTGCCCTGTTTGACCATCAGGACGCCGTTAACTATTACGTGACGCTCGCCTTTGCTGTCTCGGTTGTACTTGAGCACTGTTCCTCTTGCGCAGGAAAGCATCCTTGCCACTTCGGTCTGATTGCCTCGTGTCTGGATAAGAAGCTCTGGTATCGTTTGAATTGTGGCGTTCATACGTTCTCCAGTTCGGTGATTTTTATTCCAAGCCTTCCGCCTGGTACTTTCACGCCACGAATTACGCGAATGTCATCGAATTGCTCGTCGTCTTCCGCAAATCCGGCGTGGATAAGGGAGTCGAGTAAACCTTTCAGGATGTTGTCGAGGTCGCGGCGGCGGGAGTCTGGAACGTCTGCGATGACTTTGATACGGAGTCGTGATTTGGTGAAAATGTCTAACTTGAGTTGGCGGATGATTTGCTGAACGTCTTTTCGGTATTTCTGGCCTTTATCGCTGATGTAGTATTGGCTTCCCCGTCTTCGCCAGTAGGTGTTCAGCGACGGCGGGTATGGAAGCACAAACTGATATTCGTTCATGGTTTAATCTTCCCCTCCTTCAGCAGTATCGCCTGCGTCCTGATCACGCCTTCGAGGTGGTAAAGTCTGGCGTCTTTGTTGTCGAGATTATGGGTGCGTCGGTCGATTTCATCGTGACACGCGCTACAAGCCCATGCGCCGATCAGGTCGTCAGGTTTCATTCCCGTTCCGCAAATTCCAGCCATCCGGTAATGTGCCAGAACTGTAGTTTCAGGATTACCATTGCATACGCCGTAAATACGTACCTGGCATTCTCTGCCGCGCGCTTCTTTGCGTAGGTTAGCCATTAAGCAGCCTCCCCTGTTACTTTCAGCATTCCGTTATCGAGCAGCTTTCTGGTCAGCCACTGTTGACCACGCCCGGTGATTTTTGTGGTGAACGATATCTGTATTCCGTGATTTGTGTTGACCGCTGTTTCTTTCACTGTGAAATAGCCGCGATCCATATATTCCTGCATTGGCACATTGCGCCGGGAACCTGAAGCAATAAGGATTTTGTGATCGCGCATCCACGCAAACAGTTTGTTTGGACCAATTCCAACAACCTTTGCAAAGTTTCCAATCAAAATTCCGCTGGCCTCGCCAACGCGATCGGCAAACTCAACTTTAGGTGCGGCAATTGCGAGCTGGTTTTCCAGTTGCATTTTCTGCTCAGCAAGATCAGCAGCAAGGCGCAACGCTTCCGGTAACGTTTTGGGGATATTAACCGCAGTTTCTTCAAGCTCTCGCCAACGGTCAACAAGACGAGCGGTGAATTCCGGCGACAACTGGGCTACAACGACAATACTGTCTCGCTTTCCTTGTTCGCCCTCGAAGACGTAATGCTCGTACTGAACATTGAACCCTAAGTTATTGATTCTTTCGGAAACCTCAATTTGAGGAAGCCGGATAACACCATTTTTAGCCAGCGTTTCGATGGTACGTTTCACATTGTCATGACGCTTACCCACCAACTCAGCGATTTCAATGCTTGTCATTTTGATGGCATTGCCATTTATTAACTCATTCATCGTCTTCTTCCTCGTACATTGAGCTATTCGGATCGCTCATCAGTTCTGCGCAGCAATCGGAGCACACGTGAACTTCCAGCACATGTAGCTTCTGACCGCAGTTAGCGCACGTTAAAGCCCGCTCGACGCTTTCTTTCTGGTATTGGATGGATTGGGATGGGCTAAGCATTATTGGCGTCCTGCATCATGAGAAAGACAATCATGGCAGCGCGGAGTGGGTTTTCATCTTGAGTCATATGATATGGGGTACTATCACTGCCAACTTTTCTATGCGCTGCCTTCCATAATCCATTTTCTGGCGCTGGAATAATGCCAATTCTGTTCTCTACGATAATCGGCTCTGCGTCTGATGGGCTTTTACAGTAATCAACCGTTTTTATTGCATAACCAGTTTCGTCATCCCACTCAACACCAACGATTGATGTTCCCAACTTTGCGATTTCGCAATCTTCGGGAGCAAATCCACAGCAAATTGCCACTCGCTTGTTAATTTCAAAATCACTTAACTGTGAATAATCCATGGTCATTTCCTCGCACGTTCTCTTAGCCACCGGATATCCCACAGGTGAGCTGTGTAATTGAATGTTTTTACGTCAGATTCTTTTGGGATTGGCTTGCGTTTGTTTCTGGAGCGTTTCGTTGGAAGGTATTTGCAGTTTTCGCAGATTATGTCGGTGTTACTTCGTCGCTGTCTCGCCACACGTCCTCCTTTTCCTGCGGTAGTGGTAACACCCCTGTTGGTGTTCTTTCACACCGGAGACACCATCGATTCCAGTAAGGTTGATTTGGTCGGAAGCGGTTATCTTCTTTGCATTCACCGCACCGATAACATCGCATCATGCTGCCCGGTCTCCCCATCGCGCTTTCCACTCCAGAGCCAGTCGCGCTTCGTCTGACCACTTAACGCCACGCTCTGTACCAAATGCCTGTATAAGCTCTAATAGCTCCGCAAATTCGCTTACACGCATCCTGCTGGTTGACTGGCCTATTACCACAAAGCCATTCCCGGCAAGGTTAGGAACAACGTCCTGCTGCTTTAATGCTGCGGTAAACACACACTTCCAGCTTTCTGCATCCAGCCAGCGCCCATGCCATTCAACCTGACGAGAGACGTCACCTAAGCAGGCCCATAGCTTCCTGTTTTGGTCTAAGCTGCGGTTGCGTTCCTGAATGGTTACTACGATTGGTTTGGTTGGGTCTGGAAGGATTTGCTGGATAGCTTGAATGGCGTTCTGCTGATGAATGGGGCTTCTTAGTTCAAACGTTAGTTTCCTCATTGCTCACCTTCTGCACGCATGGATTAATTAACGCCAAAATAGCTTCTGGTTTCTCAATAACATCGAACCGCTCACCACTTGCCATTCTTACAATCGTAATCCCGGCCTCAAATAGGGTTTCGATGTTGTCAGAGTTAACGTACAAGGGCTCATATGCACTTCTGGTGCTTTCTATCACGCCTGTGCTTGGTGGCTGATAGATGCTGCATTGCATGGTTAATTTTATAAATGGCATATACTCACTCCTTCACTTTGATTCCAGCGGCGCGGATGGCGTCAGCGCAATAATCGATAGCGCAGTTGTGTCCTTTGTCGAAATCATCCTCAGCCATCACTTTGTCATCGAGTTTTATCTCGATAGCTGCGCGAGACTTAACCCATGACTGCCAGGCAATCATCTTGATGGCCTGAACGTGAAGTTCTTCGCTGTTGTTAATAGACTCGAACTCTTCACCAAACCATTCCTCAAACTTCTTTCTTGATTCGTCCATATCACTCTCCATCGATGATTTTTTGGGTTACCAATAATATTTGATAGTCGCCATAATTATCGGTAGCAACGCGCAGACAACTGAAAACCGTAAAACAAAACCTACTCCCAATATGCGATATCCATTATTCCAGAGAACAAAACTCATCATCAGAAGGAATCCATGAAAAATCGCGACAAGAAATAAACTACAAATAAATGCATTTACCATCGGTACTTACCCCTCGCTCTTAATCCAATAAAAAAGGGCTACTGTGTAAATAGCCCCTGTTATTAGCTCAGTGATGTAGATGGTCATACGTCAGCCCCTTGTGCATATCGTCTGCCACGCGCAGCAGGTGCATTTGATGCTGTGCAAATCTGTCTGGCTTCATCCTGGTCACATGCAACAAAGTGTCCGTTGCAGAACCGCTGGTAAACCGTACCAAGCGAGCCAAAACGGTTTTTCGTCACGATGATTTCTGCAAATGGCGCGGCGCTACTGTTCTCGTCATATACCGCTTCCCGATAGAGCATAATGATTGAGTCTGCGTCCTGTTCAATGCTTCCTGAATCACGCAAATCTGCGTTTGTCGGGCGTTTGTTTGGTCGCTTCTCAACATCGCGCGAAAGCTGACTTAGGGAGATAACAGGCGTTTTCAGGTCTTTCGCCATCGCCTTCAGGCTTCCGGAGATGTGAGCAATTGCGAGGTCGTTGCGATCTGCTTTCGGCTTCTCAATCAGGCCAAGATAATCCGCCATGATGAGTGACAGGTTTGGATTTTCCTGTTTGTGCCGCTCTGCGATTGAGCGTATTTCTTCGACCGATAACCGCGAAGCATCGACTACCCATACATCCAAATCTGCAAGCTGACTCATGCCGTTAGCAACACGCGCCCAGCCTTCGTCATCCATCGATGCAGGATTTCGCAGTACGCTAACCGACATCCTCCCGGCGTTGGCAATGCTTCGCTCTGCAATCTGCAATGCGCTCATTTCCATTGAGAAAATCAATACCCCGCGCCGGACGTCAGAACCAGGAATAACGCGGCTTGCAACGCCTTCGGCAATCTTCAGAGCCAGTTCGGTTTTCCCCATACCAGGACGAGCAGCGATTATCACCAGGTCTTCCGCGTTCATCCCTCCGGTGATGGCATCAAGTTCTTCGATTCCGGTCTTCAGGGTATCTGACTCTTCTCCGTTCCTCAGACGCCTGTCAAGCGTGTCAGTGTAGTCAGTAATGATTTCCCCTAACCGTACAGGTTTTACCTCGTCACGGGGCTTTCTGATGGCTGAAAGACGCTTTACAAGTTCATCCATCGCCTGACTCGATGCGTCGATGGTTCCGCTCTGAATTGGTTCACGCATTTCATCCATGATTTCCAGCACCAGACGGCGGTGATAGTTATCCGCGACCATTCCGGCATATCCCTTCAGGTTTGCGGCACTCGGGCAGTTTTTGCTGGTCATCAGGATTGACGTGAAATGCTCCTCTCCGCACGCCTCGGCAACCATCAGCGCGTCGATTAGGTTTCTGTTTCTCGCCTGCTTGCGGATAACCTCGAAGGCTTTCCGGTAGAGCGGAATTGAAAACGCTTCCGGCTCCAGTGTTGCCAGAACGTCGCTGGCGGTTGGAGTTAATCCACCAATCAGCAGGCCACCGATAACGCTCGCTTCGATATCCTGTCTCATGCAATCCCCCTGTCTGCAAACTTCCCTTCCCGTACTCCCGTTAACGAATCTTCCCTCAACAGGTAATCAAAATCAGCTGTCCAGCCCGTGTCGTTGTCTCCGAAGTAAAACGGCTTGGCCTGATGCACAAACGCCCTGACATACGCTCTGAAACCGTCCACGTTTGGCGTTTTCAGTTGCGGGATGATTTTCTTCAGGCGGCGTTTTCGTTTCTCGTTGACCGCAACAGCGTGTGGAAGTCTGTCACCGACTTCGGTGTTGTAGGCGTTCAGGAAGGATTCGTAGTCGATTCGTTCTGCCTTGCGACGTTCAGGTTTAACCTGCCCATCGCCATCCCCGTTAGGGGGTAAGGGGGTATTTGTATTTATTGTCTTTTGTATATTGTCTTTTGTGTTTAGCTGACTTGGCTTATACCCATTAGCCGACTTGGCTAATGTTTTATTAGCTGTTTTAGCTAATGTTAAGCTGTCCTGGCTAATCCACTGAGAAACCACCTTGTTCACTCCGATTTTCACGCCATCAGCAATGAGGAATTTACGCTCGATAAGCTGGCGCTTGGCAGCACAAACATGAGTGTGATGAATACCTGTCATGGCTGCTATCTGCGTGTTTGTGAGTCGATCCATCGGCTTATTGAATCCGTATGTCTTGCGCATGATAGCGAGCATCACCTTCATCTGCCGGACGGTTAAATCAGCCATCAGCAGACTGTCGGTAATCTCGTTAGCAACGCGCATGAAACCATCTTCGGTATCTGCCACGCGATGCTCCACGACCTCCAGTTGAGGCCTGTAATCAGCTAACTTAACGACGCCCATGTTTCACTCCTGCTTTGGCTAGTCTGTAAACACCAACAAGGCGCTCTGCGAACGCCCTGTTATTTGCTGCGGCTACCACTAATCCCTCAGGTGAATCAGGGTGTCGAATCTCTTCTTTTTCCTGGTATTTCTTACGACGTTTTGTCATAATTACTCCTGTGGATTGATCCAGTCTTTCTACATCAGGCCTCGAAGAATTCGCCGTTCTTCGGGGCTTTTTCTTTTGTCAGCATTCTGGCTACTTTCTTAGCCAGTTCCGCCAACTCCTCGTCTTCAACACCCCATTCAAGAACAGCCAGAAGCATTCCCATTTTGGGTATGAAGCTGTCTTTCCATCGCGAAATTTGTGACTCATTAATCCCTAACGCGTCGGCAACCTTTCGCTGACCACGTACAGCAATTCGATTCAGGATGTTGCTTGTAATTGCATTCGCTTTCTTGCGAGTACTTGTAAGTTGCATATGTAAGTATTTCCTTAGATAACAATTGATTGAATGTATGCAAATAAATGCATACACCATAGGTGTGGTTTAATTTGATGCCCTTTTTCAGGGCTGGGATGTGTAAGAGCGGGAATGTCTTAAGCGGCTTTTCCGCGTTTAGTTCCGTACTGTAACCAAACCGGATCACAGTTAAGCGCCATAGCAATCTCAAACAAGAAGCGCGGTCGCTTGGTTACTCCAGCTTCAATCAGTTGAATTGATTGCTGTTTAACACCGGCTTTGGTTGCCAGTTCGGTTTGCGTCATTTTTAACGCAATTCGCCTCTTCTTGAGGCGTTCAGAAAGAGTTTGCATATCGCCTCCGTCAACAAACTTTCTTGTATTTTCATACAATGTATATTGTTTGTCAAATACAGTTTTTCTTGTGAAGATTGGAGGTAAATAACAGAGGTGGCTTATGAGTATTTCTTCCAGGGTAAAAAGCAAAAGAATTCAGCTTGGACTTAACCAGGCTGAACTTGCTCAAAAGGTGGGGACTACCCAGCAGTCTATAGAGCAGCTCGAAAACGGTAAAACTAAGCGACCACGCTTTTTACCAGAACTTGCGTCAGCTCTTGGCGTAAGTGTTGACTGGCTGCTCAATGGCACCTCTGATTCGAATGTTAGATTTGTTGGGCACGTTGAGCCCAAAGGGAAATATCCATTGATTAGCATGGTTAGAGCTGGTTCGTGGTGTGAAGCTTGTGAACCCTACGATATCAAGGACATTGATGAATGGTATGACAGTGACGTTAACTTATTAGGCGATGGATTCTGGCTAAAGGTTGAAGGTGATTCCATGACCTCACCTGTAGGTCAAAGCATCCCTGAAGGTCATATGGTGTTAGTAGATACTGGACGCGAGCCAGTGAATGGAAGCCTTGTCGTAGCCAAACTAACTGATGCGAACGAAGCAACATTCAAGAAACTGGTTATAGATGGCGGGCAGAAGTACCTGAAAGGCCTGAATCCTTCATGGCCTATGACTCCTATCAACGGGAACTGCAAGATTATCGGTGTTGTCGTGGAAGCGAGGGTAAAATTCGTATGATCAGGATTGCGGCGCTACTCTCAATACTCTTAACTACCAGCGCCAATTCTGAATGCTGGATTGTCACAAACCTGCACGGGTACGGGGCAATGAATGGCGATCGTTACGAGTTTACAAAAGACAGCACGGAAGATTCCGTTTTCCACGTAACAATAAATGGCGATAAATCATCAGTTTATGAATCAGTTTCTGGCGTCTATCCAGAGATGAAATACACTGCTTTGTCATCGAACACTATGGTAGGAGAATACCAGTCTGGAGGAGGAATAACCGTTGAAACCTGGTCAATCACTACAGACAAAAAAGCTCTTTACTCCAAAGTAATGAACATCCCAGGTATGCAACAACTTACATCAACCAAATCCTTTGTTGGTGATGTAGTCGGAACCTGCAACCAGTAATCCTCACCTCGATTTCGACAACCAAAAAACAAACTATTTTCCGTTTAAAAACAATGGAGTTTGTTTTTCACGCCCATTTTTACAATATTTCTTGTTTGCAGCATACAATCTTTCTTGTAATTTTAAGCCATCAGCAGGACGCACTGACCACCATGAAGGTGACGCTCTTAAAAATTAAGCCCTGAAGAAGGGCAGCATTCAAAGCAGAAGGCTTTGGGGTGTGTGATACGAAACGAAGCATTGGCCGGAAGTGCGAATCCGGATTAGCTGCCAATGCGCCAATCGCGGGGTGTTTTCGTTCAGGACTACGACTCCCACACACCACCAAAGCTAACTGACAGGAGAATCCAGATGGATGCACAAACACGCCGCCGCGAACGTCGCGCAGAGAAACAGGCTCAATGGAAAGCAGCAAATCCCCTGTTGGTTGGGGTAAGCGCAAAACCAGTTAACCGCCCTATTCTCTCGCTGAATCGCAAACCGAAATCACGAGTAGAAAGCGCACTGAATCCGATAGACCTTACGGTGCTGGCTGAATACCACGAACAGATTGAAAGCAACCTGCAACGTATTGAGCGCAAGAATCAGCGCACATGGTACAGCAAGCCACGCAGTGAAATGGGTGTGACTTGTGTTGGTCGCCAGAAAATGAAATTAGGCAGCAAACCACTTATTTGAGGTGATATATGGAATTTCATGAAAGTGCGATTTATGATTTTCGCGCTAACGCAAATTCAGTAAAACCACAGCCAATTGCAGTTCTTTTTAAAACAATGGGTGCGTGGGCTGTTTTATGCTTCGCCTCTGATGACACTGACGCAAGAATGGCAATAGGCCAAGAGATGGAGATGGACCCGACAAACGATGAATTCATAATTTATGGCGCTCCATCTAATTACTTACTTGATACCTGCAACATTTACAACAAGGCTGCCTGATGGTGGCCTTCATTTTTGGCATAAACAACAGAGGCGAAGATGTTGACAGTTGGAAAGTCATATTCAACTAAAAATGGAAAGACATTTAGTTGTGAAAAAGATATTGGAGAAATAGACACTATCTTTCCATTTGGTGGATGGGTATACAATTCTGATGGAAGCAAAGACAGATTTGCATATTACACCAGAGGAGGTACTTATAAACTAACCAAATCAGAATATGATTTAATTATTTAGCACAGAGAAGCACTGTGTATTCATTCCAACGAGTGAATACACGGAGCAATGTCGCTCGTAACTAAACAGGAGCCGACTTGTTCTGATTATTGGAAATCTTCTTTGCCCTCCAATGTGAGGGCAGTTTTTTTTGACGGAGTAAACGATGATAAAAACTGATTACCCTGCAGAGCTTAAACAAAAAGTAATAACAGCAATTAAATGCTCTTTTATCTCATGTCGTACAGATGAAGAACGATATGTCGTTGAGTGTGCAATTGTCGAGTTTCTCACAGCGATGGAATTTACCGCTGCAGAATCAATAGATGTATTAAAGCAATCAGACGGAAATGATATTGAAACGGATGATGTTATTGACCGACTAATAAAATCATTCGAAGAAGAAATAGAGTAGCCGCCTGAGCGCGGCTTTACCGCATACCAATAATGCTTCACGAGAGGCATTTTCGTTATGCAATCAAATATAAGGAGTTACCCATGATGCACTTTCAGCTCGCGGGTAGCGGCGTCATGTCCGCTTTCTACCCGCACGAATCTGAATTATCACGCCGAGTTAAACAATTAATCAGAGCAGCAAAGAAACAACTGGAGGCGTTATGCGCAATGAAATAGCCATTAATCACCAGATGCTTCGTGCTGCACAGAACAAATCAGTAATAGCCAGATTTATTGGTGATTCAAAAATGTGGCTTGAAGCAAATAAAGCGATGAAATCAGCTATCAACCTTCCGTGGTATCGCAGGAAATGAGTTTTACAGATAACTGGTCAGACGAAGAATTCATTCGTCAGATGAAAGATTTAATCGGTAACGAAGGAGATATTCATGTCACTTGCAACCACAGTGAAGGAGAGCAAGTTACAGAGACGCATGTACACGCAGAAAGCTCTCTGGTATCGCCATAATGGTGACCGCCAAGGAATGCGGGTATGCCTTAATTTGTCCCGAGTCGAAGTATTAAATCAGCGTTATTTCCTTGGGCCGTGTCCATTCTGAGGTGAATTATGGATTTGAACAAATTCGATGAGCCATTCAGCCCTGAAGATATCGAATGGCGAATACAGCAAAGCGGTAAAACACGCGATGGCAAGGTGTGGGCTATGGTGCTGGCTTATGTCACGAACCGGGCAATCATGAAACGCCTGGACGATGTTTGCGGCAAAGCAGGATGGCGCAATGAATACCGCGATATTCCCAACAACGGCGGAGTTGAATGCGGCATATCAATCAAGATTGATTCCGAATGGGTAACCAAATGGGATGCTGCTGAAAACACGCAGGTAGAAGCCGTCAAAGGTGGTCGTTCAGGTGCAATGAAGCGTGCTGCCGTTCAGTGGGGAATCGGTCGGTATCTGTATAACCTTGAGGAAGGTTTCGCACAAACATCTCTCGATAAAAAGCAGGGGTGGCACAGGGCAAAACTGAAGGATGGAACAGGATTTTGCTGGCTCCCTCCATCGCTGCCGGGATGGGCAATCCCAGCATCAGATAACAAACCATCACCAGAAAATACCAACCAGAAATCTCCATCGGTTGACTGCGAACAAATCCTGAAAGACTTCAGCGATTATGCGTCAACAGAAACTGACAAGAAAAAACTCATCGAGCGTTATCAGCGTGACTGGCAATTAATGGCTGGCAACGAGGAGGCGCAGGCTAAATGCGTTCAGGTAATGAACATCAGAGTTAACGAACTAAAACAGGCGGCATAAATGGCAAGCAGAGGCGTAAATAAGGTGATTATCCTTGGTCGGGTAGGACAAGACCCGGAAGTTCGATACTCACCATCAGGAACAGCGTTCGCTAACCTGACAATAGCCACGTCAGAACAATGGCGAGATAAAAATACTGGCGAGCAAAAGGAATTGACTGAATGGCATCGTGTTGCTGTATCCGGGAAACTGGCTGAGGTCGTGGGGCAGTATGTGAAAAAAGGTGATCAGATTTATTTCGAGGGAATGCTGAGAACCAGAAAGTGGAAAGACCAGTCAGGGCAAGACCGTTACACAACCGAGGTTCATGTCGGAATTAATGGCGTGATGCAAATGCTTGGCGGCATTGGCGACAGCAAACAACAAGCAGCCAGCAGGCAATCACAGAAGCCACAGCAGCAATCATCACCAGCACAACACAACGAACCTCCGATGGATTTTGACGACGATATACCCTTTGCACCAGTAACTCTCCCCTTCCCTCGTCACGCTATTCACGCAATTTAATCAGGAGAAAATCATGCCAGCGCCTCTGTATGGTGCGGATGACGCGCGCCGCTGTTCCGGCAATTCCGTATCGGAGGTGCTGGATAAATTCAGGAAAAACTACAACCGGATAATGTCGCTACCGCAGGAAACGAAAGAGGAAAAGGAATTTCGCCATTGTATATGGCTTGCAGAGAAAGAAGAACGCGAGCGAATTTACCAGACATCAATCCGACCATTCCGCAAAGCCACATATACCCACTTCCCTGAAATTGACCCGCGCCTGCGTAATTACCGCTCACGCTATGGCGCTATCAGTAATGACTGAGGAATTTACCATGAGAGGACTTGCATACAATCCCGGCATTCTTCCGGCAGAAATGATTATTCGCCAACGCGTAAAGCCAATGCCATCGAGAGAGGAATTGCTTAAGAGAAATTCTTTTCCATCAGTAAATCAAAACAAATATCTGAATGCGATGTGGCGGAGTGGGAAGAAATGAAACAAATGTCACTAATTGAGATGGATGGATTTCTGAAAGGTAAATGCATCCCACGAGATTTAAAGGTTAACGAAACAAACGCTGAATATCTTGTCCGTAAGTTCGGTGAACTTGAATCAAAACTCAACGAGCAGCGTGAGTATTACGAAGGTGTTATCTCGGATGGGAGTAAGCGCATTGCTGAACTGGAGAAAAGCGAAGAGCAACTCATTATTGAGCAAGCAACTCACTGGATGCCACTACCAGAACCGCCACAGGAGTCGAAGAGTGAATAAAGCAGAGTTATTTCAGAAAATATCGGCTCTCGCGACTGAATGCCACGCTATAGCATCTGAGCTTGATGTTGGCGATGAACGAACCGAGATGTTCGAAATATACAGTGTGCTGCGCAATCTCTGTCGGCGTGGCTACGCCACTCAAGTAGGGCGAATGACTAACCCACTACTCTCATCCTGTGATGAGGATGACTCGGATGAGGATGACGAATGATGCATAAATCAGTAGCCGGTGAGTTTCAGAAGGAAGTCGATAATACTACCGTTCTATTGGACGATATTTTAAGCATTCTCGCGCTGCTTGAGGCTGGCGATTGGTCAGAACATTGCACTAAAACAGAGCTAGGCGGTCGGCTTGAAAGAGAGATTACACGACTTATTGGTGATGCGCAGGAAGCTACAGTCACTAGTTATGAGTTAATCGCTGAAGCCTGGCGTTTGATGGATGGACAAGATCCTAAAACCAGCGATTGGCATAGCAAGGCTTCGAAGTATTTAAATTCCAATAGGGTAGAAAAAGTTGATGATGTGAAACCGAAGCCAGTAGACCACGGTTTCCGCGATAACTGCGAATGCTCTAGTTGCCAGACCACGGCCCGTATTTGTTCCGAATTGACAGATAAGTCCAGCCTAATCTACGAAGTTAATGTAGGCGGTAATACATGGGTCGAATGCACAAGAGCTGCATACGTAAGAGCAAAAGACAAGGGTGAATTAACCAGAGTTGTTACCAATCACCCAAATAATGAGCTTAAAGATCACCAGATTCGAGAACTGGTGAACGAGTTGAGGGATATTGCGGTTCAGTACCACGGAACGCAGCAATTGCGGGAGAAGATTGCCAGAGCAGTGAACAACTCAGTCCGTAAAAAATAAGCAATAGTACGATAAAGAGGCCCCATGCTCTTGATGGGGCCTGTAGCAACTAGCGTTATGGACGCTGGTTTACGTACTCAATGATCGCTTTGATAATCGCGAACATCGGCGGCACGATTTTGAACAGTAAGTTAACCATAACAGGCCTCACTTAGTTTTATCGCGCCTAGCTGCAAATACCTTTGGGCTTGCCTTTGCAGTTGCAATATCTGTAGTCGCCAGATACTTACGGCACGATTTCGAGTTAAGGTAAGGTTTTAGAGTCACCAAAAACCTGGACTTAAATCTTCTTTGAGAACAACGATGTTTAGTAAATGGTCATTATTACCTGGTATGACCACTCAACGTTTCTTGATGAATCCAGTACATTCGGTTAATCTTAATTCAGTCGCCAGATACTTATGGCTCAGGAACAGAGCCGCAAACTCTGTTTCCTTTTAAAAAGCCCAGCCTAGTCAACTGGGCTTTTTAATGTCTATTTTTAACCCAATGAACCTTCAATACCGCAACATCAGTGTCTTGCGAATTAAGATAGTGTGTATAGGTTATACATGCAAGTGCATAACTCTGTGGATAACTCAGGAAGGAAAAAGTAGCTTCCGCGCAATTTAGGCCAGACAAGGCTTTCGCAAAAGTCAACGGAGAGAAAAAATTTGTTAAAAATAACGTTTGTTGGAATTGTATATATTTATGCCTTTCAATAGTTAGCATCTTATTAACATCTTTTTTAAGAGATAGAGTTCAAAAATATATAGCTTCAACATATACTGTATGTATATACAGCATTAAGAGGCGAGTATTATGGGCTTCCCTTCTCCTGCGGCGGATTATGCTGAGAGCCGTATTTCTCTTGATCAGCAGATAATTAGACATCCTTCAGCGACCTACTTCTTGAGGGCAGCTGATAGCCATCATCGTGAGGGAATATTGCAGGGTGCATTGCTGGTGGTCGATTCATCACTCACTCCTGTTGATGGATCTCTTCTTGTATGTGCTCTGGATGGGGAATATCGCGTAAAAAGATACCGGAAGTATCCGCGCCGCCATGATTGTCTTTCTCCTAATGCAGGAAAAGCAGAATGGCTAAATCATCAGCAGAGCGCAAAGCCGATCAGAGAGCCAAGCAAGCATCATCCGGTATGCGTAAGCTGGAGCTTGTACTTGATGCTCAGGAAATTGAAATGCTGGATCGTAACTGAGCCACGCGCCGCTTCAGGCATTCGCCTTGCGAGTTTGGTGAGTACATCGCGTTACTGAGCCGCCAGGATGATGCACGTGTGCGCTGGCGTATAAAATCGATCAGCAGAAAACGTTGCGGTAAGTGCGGCGAGAGAGTTCCTGTTAATTCATGCCCGTGTAATGGTGACTCACAATGCTGGGTGACCAAAGGCTGGCACGAAACAAAATTAATGATATAAATCTCTGTGACATGTCACGGAGGCGGCAATGAAATTAGACCAGCAATATCTAAAAGATTTACTTATCGCATTCGAAAAAACTCGTGGCCCTGACACGATGCTTAGTGAACTAGAGGATAATGGCTTTAATAGATATGACCAAGATTTTATTTTCCATATGCGATTATTATATGACTACGAATTAATAGTCAGGGTTGATGGAAAACCTGGGTTCGGTCATATAATGTCCAAAGCGTTAGGGGAAGGTGTTGGATATAGTTGGATCGAAGTACCACTGAGGTTGACAGCAAGAGGGCATGATTTTATTGCTGACTTACGTCAAAAGGATGTCTGGCAAGCTATAAAAACAAACTTTAAGGATGAGGGAATTAGTACACTTATGAGTGTTTCAAAATCACTAGCAAAAGGCTTTGCAAGGAAAAAGATAAAAGATATTACAGGAATAGATATTGAATAATTCTTAGCATCAAGCAACTACTGCCTTTGGTGGAAATTATATCTGAACTCGCTACGGCGAGTTTTGTTTTATGGAGATGATAAATGCACTTCCGAGTCACAGGTGAATGGAATGGAGAGCCATTCAACAGGGTTATCGAAGCAGAGAACATCAACGACTGCTATAACCACTGGATGATATGGGCGCAGATAGCGCATGCAGACGTAACCAATATTCGAATTGAAGAACTGAAAGAACACCATGCCGCCTGATGGCGGTTTTTTATTGTAGACAAGAAATGTCAGATTTGGCTATGAAGGTTTTGAAATGGCAATCGACTGGCGATGTCGGCATCAGTAGCGCAACTCTTGCCTCAATCGCATGTGGACTGAAAAAGAATATCTATGGTCATAGCTTCGGTGCTCCACATGACGCAGCCGATTTCCGGCGATGCGTTGCACTTGTTGAGCAGATTCCAGAAATCAGAGATTCATTCGACAAGGTTGCAAAGCGCGTTCCGGCATTCAAAGGCATCCTCAACGAATGGGATTCTCTCGTTGCTCTGTTGAAGTCTGAAATGAAGATACACGGAAACAAAGCACCAGAGACTTACAGAAGAATCAGCGAGCTACGCAAGGACTAACCACAGTCTCACACTCGATGAGGCCTGTTCATTTCTCAAGATATCCAGACCTACCATTGCTGCATCAATGCGGCTTTTTATTGCCTGATTTGCAGGTTCGATTCCATATTCGGAGATAGCACTCATGCAACACGAACTACAGCCTGATTCACTGGTTGATTTGAAATTCATCATGGCCGATACTGGCTTTGGTAAAACCTTCATCTACGACCGGATTAAGTCCGGCGACCTGCCAAAAGCCAAAGTTATCCACGGTCGAGCAAGATGGTTATATCGTGACCATTGTGAATTCAAAAATAAGCTCTTAAGCCGCGCCAATGGGTAA